AAGGTGGTCGCTGGAATGGAGAGACGCCATGATTGAGGGAAAAGAAGTGTCGAGATATTATTGTATTACAGAGAAAGTAAAGACCCCGTTCGGCAAGGTTTATAGCCACGTAGATTTTAATCAAGAAGGCACGGCTGTTGGAACTGCTTTTTCTTTTGCTGGTAAATTTGAAGATACATCTATTGGCGATGCATTAGAGGGGTTAAGCCAAAGCACAAGAGATATTATAAGAGAGGTCTGATGTTAACAATTTTAGGTTCTGTTTTAGGGTTTGTGAGTAGCACTGGCCCCAGCATTTTTAAACAAATTATGGAAAGTAGGCAAGACTCGAAAGATAAGGCGCACGAGCTTGCTATGATTGCCCAGCAGAGTGCAGACAGGCGTGAAGAGGCGGTTATTACATCGATTGGTGACGCCAATGTAGAGATACAAAAGACGGTGCAGACAGTGGCTAATAATTCCTCACAATGGGTAAACAACATCTGCGGTTTAATTAGGCCAGCGATATGCGCTTTTTTCGCGTTAGAGTTTTTTATTCTAACTATTTTACTAGCCTTTGGATTCATAGATACGGCAATGTTCAACACGGTTTGGAACCCAGAAACTTCGCTGATCTTTGCGAGTATTATTTCATTTTATTTCGGCAATCGGCTTACGCAAAAATGGAGCAAATAACTAATGACGAAGCTGTTAAATGTATTAAATTTTTTGAGTCCTTCAGTTCTAGCGTGTATCTGTGTCCCAGTAATTATTTTACTATCGCTTTTGGTGCTATCTACGGTCTTGATGGCAATCGGGTTCAGCGCGATCATCGAGATGTTACCGAAGAGGAAGGGGACTTTTTACTTAGGCGAGACCTCAAAAGAACTGAAGTTGCAGTTGCAAGATTGGTTAAACAGCCACTTACAATAAACCAGTTTTCAGCGTGTGTAAGTTTAGTTTTTAACATTGGCTCTGGCAACTTCCAAAAAAGTCAAATCAGGATGCGTTTAAATCGCAGAGAATATTCAGCGGCAGCCGATATTTGGTGGCAGTGGAGAAGAGGCGGTGGGCGTATATTGGCTGGGTTAGTCAAAAGGCGAGAGGCAGAAAAACAATTATTTTTGAAGGAGGATTAATGGAAAAAGGCGAAAAATGCCCCCGATGTCGGGGAGAGGGTAGGGTGTTTGTTCACGGACACGAACAATGCACAGAATGTAAATGTAATATTGAAGAGTGTTGCCAAGGTGAAAAAGTTGAAGAGGATAATTAGAAGATTTTTAGCACGAGAGAGATTTTTTATAAAATCATGGTGGACGCACACCATTCATTTCCGAGGCCACTGATGGATGACGTTGACGCTTGGGAAGCATACCCCCAAAACAGTTGGATTTTTAATAAATTAGAACTTGCCTTAACTCTAGGATATGACGCTGGCCCAGCTTGTGTTCCAATTTCTAAAAAGGGCAAGTACATCATCAGACCAATTTATAATCTTTATGGGATGGGCATTGATGCAAAAGTAATTTCGCTAGACCCAGAAAAAGATTCCCAAGCAATTAGAGATCATGCTTATTTAAGCCCTAGCCATTTTTGGTGCGAGTATTTTGAAGGCGATCATGTTTCAGTTGATTATAAAAAGACCACTAATTCTATCGGTAATACTTCCGCATATCCGTGGGAGCCAATACACGCAATGCGAGGCAAAGTTAACGACAGAAATTTAAGGCTATTTGAGAGTTGGGAGAGAATTGAAGTCCCAAAAGAGTGCCAGTATTTACCGCATTGGTTTCCCGATGATGTAGACGATTTAAATGTTGAATGGCGAGGCGAGCATATTATTGAAGTACATTTGAGATCAGGCAATGACGCAATGTACGATATGGATATAGGAGAGTTTCTTTACCCCGTTTTTAACGTATCTGAAAAGCGATTTGGCACTTTTGTGGAGAACGATGACCCAGAGGGTGATTACTCCGCTTCTGGGATACTCTCAGAGATACGAGAGGGGTATATAAGAGACTAATCTTTGCCCTCTCTTTTATTTCTCAAATTCTTAGCAAAATCTAAAATTTCTGGCCTGTCATCAACGTGACAAAAAACTGTAAATTTTGAGAAGCCTTGCTCTTTCTTATTTTCATAATGCCTCAGAACCCGAATACGATTTAACTCAGCTAAATGTTCTTTGTCTGCCACTATCCTTGCTCCTCTACACTCGTCACTTGCCAGCCTCCAGAATTTTCGAGTTCTTGAAAATTCCCCCCGTCCATATTTTGTGCCATTGTTTCCGCTTCTTCTAAGGTTTTGGCCTCAACAAATGCCTCAAGCAATGTACTCATCTCCGCGACTATTCTGTATTTCATTATCCTTACTCCTTTATGCTCTGTTCAATAATTCAATAAAATCGGCCTTATTGCCAAGCTCAATTTTATAAATGTCAGGAAAACCTTCGTGCGAAGGTTTGTACCCAGCTTTACGAATGGCTTTAACGGCTTCACTTTTTGTTGCAAAATAACTCCCAGAGCCACCATTGCATAAACCCAGACTATAATCGCCTACTCCATTTTGGTCTTGAGGGCCGTGTGTATATTCAATTACTTTGTAAATAACCATTTTTTATTTCCTTATTTGTTGGATTTTAATTTTTGTGGCACGAGACACAACAGTTTGCTTCACTCCATCTTTCTCGCCATGATCTTTAATTCTAGCGTCAAAGGTAACAACGTCATTGGCTTCAGCCGTGTCTAATGTGTTCCAATACAAAACAAAACCCTGATCAGTGTCTACGCCTGTCAAAAACCAAGTCCCATAATTACCTTCGCCAGAAGTCACAAAAACAACCTTCCCAGTGAATTCGCGTCTCTCGCCAATTGTCCCAATGTGACGGCTTTCAGCTACTCTCTGAGCCTCAATTTTAGCCCTCTCAGCCTGTTTTGCTTCTCGCTTGGCGTATAAGTTTCGGCTTGAAGCCTCCCCCTTCATAAATGCGATTAAGGTGGCGGCGGTGTGCTTTGTGTTTTTGTCGGTGTCTTGGTCTGCCCACCACAAAACATAGCCGTCCGATAAATCGGAAATCTTTTCCCCAGCGTGTTTTCCAAAAGGGATGTAGCCATCTTCTATAGTGGTTATTTGCTCTTGCTCAATTTTTGACGGTGCGCCCCAAGCGTTTAAATCATTTGAAATTTCTTCTATCCCAGAAAGGTCTGCGTATGGATAATGCTCTGCGCAGTAAATTTTAGCTTTGGCTATGGCCTTTTTTGGGTCATTACTCAAATTTTTAATATAAAAATCCTTATCATATTCGCTTGAACCAGTAACTCGCAAAGTATACATGGCTTTTTTTGCTCCAGACGAAATGTAGACTTCCCCATTTTCAAATTTTATTCCCATGTTTTATCTCCAAACTTTTTGGTTGCGTTGCCCTAGCTTACCATTACCAGTTAATGGTGTAAAGCTCTAATTTACATTTTTATAAAATTAATTAAATCACCCAGTGGGTGATAGCGCGGGATACTGGGTGATACAGGGTGATTAAATTCTGGACTCTGATAAGTTAAAAAACCCTTGTTTTACGTGCCATTGTACACCACTGGACACAAACCAATCACGTTTACACCGATATGCTCCCTAGTCGGAAACGTACAGTGACTGTAGGTTTGAGAAAATGACTGAATCACCCAGTGGGTGATTTTAGAAATGGTTAAAAGGGCGATTAGCTCAGTTGGGAGAGCGTCTGGTTTACATCCAGAATGTCGGCAGTTCGAGCCTGTCATCGCCCACCATTCTCTTTTAATTAGCAAGAGGCTGTCCATTCGGTAAAAGTATATTATCCATATAACTTGCCATTGGCCTTAAACTATTAGGGTTAACGTGCCTGTAAACTCTTCTAACCGTATTTGCAGATGTATTTGTCATATCAGAAACTTGATCGACAGAATATTTCTCACATAAAAAACTAATCGCTGTATGTTTTGTTACATGAGGTGTCACCCAGCTAAGACCACAGTCTTCGGCATTTTGGTTAAATGATTTTCTAATTTTTTTTATTCGTTTGCCGTTATATTCTATTACAAAACCAGATTTACTAAATTTTATGGCCCTTTGTATTTCTTCGCCTATAGCCGCCCCAATCGGGACAACGCTTCTTTTCTTTTTTGTCATTGGCAAATTTGGGTCATTGAAATCAATTATAAGATTGGCTAAATTAACACGGTCTTTATGTAACCCTAAAACTGCGCCCTCTCTTGCTCCAGTTGCCAACGCTATGATTAAAAACAATCTCAGGTGTGGTAATTTGGCATTTAAAACTAAATTTTGAGCTTGCTCTCGACTCATCCATTCGTTTCTTGGTGGCATCTTTGGTGGCAAATCTACATAAGGTGCGCGAACAATCCATTTTCTGCGCTCTGCATAATTAAGACACGCACTGAGTTCTTCTCTAAACCGCCGCCCCTTTTTGTACCCTTCCATCATTGCTGGCACATCTTCGGGTTTAACAAATTCCCAATATTCTTTTAATTTTTCAATAAACCATTTTCTTGTATCAAGATGAATTGGTGGCTTTTCCGCTACCCACTTATCTAATAACTGCCCAATAAATGGCCCCTTTGGATTTTTGTTTTCCGATATAAATATGTTTAATAGGTGTTCTGCATCCCTTTTATTTTCCACTCCTGTAGATTTGAAACGTGTCCGTGCTGAGTGGTTAGGTCTGTAGCCAATATACCAATTTCTTCTTCCTTCTCTTTTTGTGAGATAGGGGCTGGTTGAATTGTCCATCTTTTGATGTACTCCTTTATGTGGCTTGAAAATATAGTTTTCTGTCCATTTGGCGGTTGAACATAACCTATTTCTTGGTTGTCAATTAGTTTGTAAAGTTTAGATCGGCTGCATTTTAAAATGCTTGTCACCTCTTGCATTGTAAGTGCGTAATCATCCATTTTTAATTCCATAGCTAACTCCATTTCATTTCACAGTCAAATTTTCAGACATTCCAAGATAATGGTGGCTTATCCCACCCGTCATTTTCTGAGCAATCATTTGTTATATTTTCACTCAATAAATCTAGATTTCCCATAACACTATCTTCATCAGCTAAATCGATTGGAAAAGTTTTTGCCTTCCCTGAGAAAAACATCCCACCGCCAAATTCAATAATTTTATATTCACACAAATTGGGGTCTATAATTTCATCAACAAGCGAAAATAAATCTGCGTCATTTTCAGCGCAAACAAATCCAACTGCCTCTTTGATGTCAGCTAGTCTAACTGCGTAAAGTTTCATTTAATTGCTCCACTAATTTATTATTGTAAAACTGTGATTTTTCAGCGTCTTCCTTTTGCTTGCCTTTATGATCCATTCTCCACAGATACTTAATAATCTGACCTTTGAGATAGGCATTAAACCCGTCAGCCCCTAGAGCCGATTTAATTGCATCAAGGCACTCAATCTCGCCATTGGTATAGTGTGGGGGGTGGTTTACGTTGTCGGTCATCTAAGGTTCATTTCAGCCCTTCGATCTGACCTAGCAGTGCGCCATTCTTCAAATAAAATTGACATTGCTTCTTTTCTTGCTTTGGCTAGATTTTCCTCACACTGGGCGTTTACATATCCAAGTTCTTTGGCAACAACAATTTCATCGATGTCAACTTGACATTCTCGCTCTTTAACCGTGCCAGCCATCTTTAAAAAAATAACTGAGGTTATTGCTTTTAATTCATTTTTAGCTCGGAGGCTTTTGTTTTGAGCTTCCGCAAATTCTTCGGCAGCCGCTTCAAATCTTTTTGCGATTGTACTATTTTCCATTGTTGAAACCTTGTTCCTTTAAAAAGTTCTCTGCTACTTCTAGCTTCTGTAATCTGGGCCAATCTTTATTCCAAATCTCCCAGAGTGTTTCCATTATCTTTTTGGGGTCTCTACTCCAAATTTCCCAGATAGCTTCCTCACCAGCGGGCCAATTATGTAAAAGCGAGTGATGTGGCCTACAGAGAGGGGTTATTCGCGTGTCACAAGGCTGTTTGCCCTTGCCTCCCTTACCTTGCCCACCTAAAAATTTGACGTGGTGAGGGTCTAGTAAATACTCCGTGAGGCAAAAACTGCACCTTAATTCCTTGATCCATTCTCTGTACTTTTTATCTCTCACATATTCATATTTAGGTATCATCATATTCATAGCGATCTCCCAGATAGGTGACGTTGAGGGAAGGAAAGAATGGCGGCCCTCAACGTCTTTTACGCACCCTATTGCACGCTCAACCACCGCCTAATTAAAATGGAATCTCGTCATCAAGGTCTTGCCCATTCCCTTGATTTAATTCCACACTTTCCTTTGGCTGATCTGGTTTTATCCATTCATCTTGAATGGTAATTCCGTAATATTTTTTTCCTGATTTTGTCTCATTATTCCAGAGGCCAATATCTAAAATCTCGCCCTCATTTACTGCGCGATGTACTTTAAAACTACCTCGAAAAGCTGGCCCTTTGTCATCGTTTTTCCAGACACTTCCTTTTCCAGCTTTGTGTTCAAATTTTTCCATCTCGTAGCTCCTTCAGTTTTTTGCTATATAAAAATCTAAAATATTCCAATTCCTTGGGCGGTATTTTTTGAAACTCACTTCTGTTTGCTTTTGCCCAATCTT